ACAATTAATACTTTGGTTTCAAGCTCTGGAGCAGCACTGGCAACAGCGCTAACTACTGACACAGCAACAGCAACACTTGGAACAAAAGAGCAGACTGTAACAGTACCTGCAACTGGTTCAATTACAGTAGTTGCATATGCAACAGTAGCAACAGCCGTAACAGGCTTAGCAGCACCAGTCGGTTCTGTAAGCGCTACAATTGTAGTTCGTGATATTGCAGCAGAACTTGCAGCAAAGAATGCAGAACTTGCAGCAGCAAACCAAGCACTTGCAACATCTAATGCTGCACTAGCAGCAGAACGTGCTGGACGTGCAGCAGATAAGGTTGCAGCAGATAAGGCACTTGCAGACGCAAAGGCAGCATCAGATTCAGCAACAGTTACCGCTAAGGTAGCGTCTGATCTAGCAGCAGCAACAGCAGCAGCAAAATACAAGGCGGAATACAATGCGCTTGCAACTAAGTGGAACAAGAAGTTTCCTAAGCTAAAGGTCGCACTAAAGAAGTAAATAACTTAAATTAAAGGGGCGGGACTTAGGTCTTGCCCCTTTAATGTTTAAATGATAGACTTGTTATTGAACAAAGGATAATAGTGAAATTTCATTGTATGACAAGAGGCAACGAGCAGTCGATTGAATATTTGTCAGAACTTTCGGCAAGGCTAGAAAAAGCTGGCTACGAGTCAGTACTACTTGTGTATCATTCGAAAGTACCAGATTTTTTGACAAAGGCAGTAAGAGTTATGTCTTCAAAGCAAAAATTAAAATATATGATTGCAATTAGAACTTATGCAATAAGCCCCGAGTATATGGCAATGATATGCCAATCAATAAATGAGATGGCGCCCAATAAAATAATTTTGAATGTAGTCTCTGGTGATATTCATGCGGGGGAAACAAGCGTAGAAGATCTAGTATTAGTAAGCCAGTTCCTTCAAACAACTGAATCTAGGATTAATTACACAGACATATGGCTTGATAAGTTTTTAAATATGGATATATTAAGGTCTAAACCACCAATAGTTATGGGAGGGCACTCAGACGAAACAAGAAAACTAGCAATAAAGCATAATGCTACTCATCTTTCTATGATAAATAGGCACGAAGATCATTTAAAAAGCAGGAATCCAGTTCATAATAAAAATCAAATGATTTGTTTTGGACTAGTCATAAGAGATACACAAGAAGAAGCTGACCGTTTTGGAGAAGAGTTCTTCAGCGAATCAGAAAAGCTTTTATTCATTTGTGGCACAAAAGAACATCTAATAAATAAAATTAATTACTTAAAATCAATAGGCATTAGCGACCTGCTAGTGCATGATCATATGGACGATCCACAGTCAGGTCGTGTACATGATATAATTGAAGAGCTTATAAAGGAGCAAAATGGAATCGAATAAAAGAAGTTTGTACAAATCAATAACCTGGCCAGCAGTTCATATTGGGTTTGTTGGAACAATGGTTTATTTTTTTGAAAAAGCTATTACTGGAGAAGCACATTGGGAATATTCTGGAGCATTTGCAATCATATACACGGCATGCGAAATGATTGGATACTTTTTACACGAAAGAGTATGGTCAAAGTTTGGAGATAAGGTAAAATAATGGGAAAGCACCACGATAAAATTAAAAAAGCTTTAGAGCAAAGAATTGCAGCAACTCCAAATGGCGCTGGTTACAAGAAGCCAGGATCAATGAATAAGAAGAAGACAGGGTACCGTGGCCAAACAGCCAAAGGATCTAAATAGTGTTCGGTGAATTCTGTGAAATAGCAGGATGTAGTAATAAATCTAGTAGATTAGCTGCTAAACCAGAGGGTGGAATCATAGATATCTGTGATTCCTGCTGGCATAAAAAATACAGATCCTAATCAACTAAATGCTATAATAGAGGGATAAGTGGAATACTAGTCCCACTTAAATAAATAACCTATAGGAGTAAGAAAATGACAGACGGATTGAATTTAACAGGATTTAACGAAGTTAAGGCTGGAAACACAAACAACCTTGATCTAAACCCAACAGGACAGGCACCAGCAGCAGCTTTTGCAGCAACAGATAAGTCAACACAAGATGGCGCAGGCCTCGGACAGAACGGTAAGTAATAATGTCAGATAACACAAAAGATATTGATACAACACCAGTTGTTGAAGTTAAAGAAGAAGTAAAAGCAGAGCCAAAAGCAGAAGCAAAGTCAGCACCAGTTGCAGACGCAACAGATTACTGGGCTAACGCCTGGGCAAATCGAGGCGTATAATGTGTATTGAATGTGGATGCGAATCATTGGGTAGCACCCAAGGCGCCACCCCAGTCACAATTACAGATGTATCTAGAGATGGTGAGTCAGGCTTAACCAATGACTAATAGTTTTAAAAAAGAAGACGGCACGAGTACGACACCAGCACCAAATGCAGGAGCTTCAGCAGGAGCCGTTACAAGTAGAGAAACACCTAAAAGGTATCCAAGACAAGGTGTAAAAATTGATACCAATAAGCACGGAATAAGAAGAGAAACAAGTTTAATTCCAAAGCCGCCTAAAAAATCAGGCAGAAAAAAAGTATAGCAAGTCATTGCTAGCATGCCCTACATATAGTATAATACTTATGTAGGGTGTGTTATTTATAAACAGAGAGAAGTAAAATGATTATTCAAGTAATTGGTCTGCCAGGATCTGGTAAGTCAACATTTGCAAAAGAGTTAGCGGACAGAATTAATGGAATACATTTAAATGCCGATGAAGTAAGAGCAGAGCTAAACAAGGATCTTGGATTCACTGCAGAAGACAGAATTGAGCAGGCTCGTAGAATGGGCGCATTGTCAAGATTATTGGCAAAACAAGGGCATAATGTAGTTGTTGATTTCATTAATCCAACAGCAGAGACAAGAGCATCATTTGGAAACCCAGACAAAGTGGTTTGGATGAACAGAAATCCAGTTAGAGATTTCCCAGACACAACTGCTATGTGGGAAACACCAGCAAACCCAGACTTAACCTTTGACGACATGACAGAATATGATGTTGCAGCTAGAATAGCCTGCGTTGATTTTCAATTACACGACTGGAGACAACCAACAACACTAATGCTAGGGAGATATCAACCTTGGCATGAAGGGCACCATGCTTTGTATGAAGAAGCGGTAAATAGAACAGAGCAAGTAATGCTTGGGGTAAGGAATACATATAATACTAGCGCAAAAGACCCTTTGGATTTTGATCAGGTAAAGGGATATATTGCACAGGATCCAGTAATGGATAAAGCAATGGTAATTAAGATGCCAAACATTACTAACATTGTATATGGAAGAGATGTTGGATATAAGATTGAGCAAGTCTCGTTAGGAGCAGAAATTGAAGCGATCAGTGCTACGCAAAAGCGTAAAGAAATGGGCATCTAAAATTTGGAATCTTGTAACAAAAGACAATAATATTGAGTGGCCATCATGAAGGTGACCAAACAAAGGTCTGCATTAAAAGCAATTACTTGGCGAATTATTGGAACAGCAGACACATTTGTAATATCTTGGGCAATAACTAAAGAGCCAGTAACAGCAGGCGCAATAGCCAGCTTTGAAGTATTTACAAAAACAATACTTTATTATTTCCATGAACGTGGTTGGAATAAGGTTAAATGGGGAAGAAATGTGTAGAGAGTGCGGCAGTTGCACAAAAGAACACTCACCAACAATTGATGATGCAGTGGATAGAATAGAAGAAAGCTCTATAGTATAATAGTATAATGAGAAGACTTTTAAATAACGCATATAGTTTTCTGCCTAAAATGTATCAAGGGGCGGAAGTAGAAGAGTTTCCAAAAGCTGTAGACCTAACAATACATACAAAAGCACCAGGAAAATGGTTGCTGATAGACTTAGAGACTGGCCAAGAGTACATTGGGGCAGATGTTCCAAACAAGTATGGAAGATGGCTTAGACTAAAGGACAGAACTATATGATAAAGAAATTGCTATGCAAGATGTTTGGACATAAGATTCAGCATGCTGGGTTTTGTCCATTTACAAGAATAGACTACGATGTCTGCACTAAATGCGAGACAATGTTTGCAGTGAAGGGTCAAGATGATTAATTTAATTAAAAGAGATAATTTAATTTGGGAATGGCAGGGTGTTGTAGAAGATCCAGCAAAAATTCTTGAAGAGGTTTTGTTAAAAGATAACTGGGTTGAGTACACCAATAAAGGTGGGTCAGGACCAGGTATTGAAGATTACACAATTAAAGGTAGATCTACTAGCGTATGGCCAGAAGAAAGATTGTACCCAGTAATTCTTGATTTATATCAAAAGTGTCTGATCGAGTACTCTAACAGCCTACCAATAGAAAACATAGACAGCGGCAAGTGGTTATTTAGAGAGTATAACCCTGGAACTAAGTTAGCACCACACAACGACGCATATAGCTACGTGCAGGACAACGGCAATCCCGTCCGACCAACTCTAACCATTTTATTCTATTTAAATGACGACTATATCGGCGGGGAGATAGATTTCCCAAACGATGGTATATGCATTAAGCCAAAGGCTGGGTCTATTATAATATTCCCAAGCGAAAAGATACATTCAGTTCTTGAAATGAGTTCTGGAAAAAGATATATGACCCAAACATATGTTTATGAAAGAGCATACGATTCATACGATAAACTGTGGATGTAGTATAATAGATTAGATAGCAGGGGGTAGATATGAGTTCAGATAATGATAAGTGCTACTACTGTGATAAGCCAAGTTTATATTGGGATCAGGTAGGGGCTACAATAATAAGTGTTTGTAAAAAACACGCAACAAATTACTACTCAAGCTAGTATTGACTGGCCTGAATTAATATAGTATACTAGCTATATGAAAAAAAATAATGTAGCAAAGTCCCAGGCTGGAATAAAGCGCCAAAAGAAAAATTTAAAAAGGCTGGCCTCCAAGCCTCAATCTAGTGCATTTGAAAGAAAGCAAGCATTAATTATGGAGCAGATGAGAATTATCTCTAATGAGAGAGCCTAAAATAATGAAGATGGACTGGCGTTCGTTAGGGTATTGGCCAGTTTACAAAGATGGAAAACTTACGTGGGAAAAGGATCCAGATGTCCAAGATGAATGATGGTTTAGATAGGTCTATGCGTCTTAAACTGGTCATAGAAGATATGTTAAAAGATATTGACATGAGCGGGGAAGAATGGAATGACCGTGATAAAGACGGAGTTGCGTATTGGGAGAAATGGAATAAGAATGATTGATTGGTTAGTTAATAGAATATTTAGGTGGGATCCACTTCGCAAAGCAGTGTTTGATGAAGTAAGATTATATCAATCTGTAGATAGATCTTTGTGGGAATACGAAAAAGAAGGTCCAACTAATCTAACATGGTCTGAAGGCGATATGTGGTATGGTTGGACATATAATAGTAACGCCAAGCGTTATTACTTTGATGATATTGGAAACAAATCTTTGATCGGATTATGGGAAGATCAATGGCTTCGTGAAGCGGATGCTCATTGACAGTAAGGCTGAGTGCTTTCTGCGTTATTTGTAATAAAAACGTAGACGGAAGGCTAACCGAGATGGTTGTCTTAGATTCAGGTAAATGGTTGTACAAGGGCGAATGCCCAGACTGTTTATATGAAATTAAGCGAATTGTCCCCAAAGACAGTTCAGGTTCCTATAATGGTCGTAGAGTGGTTTCCGAAACCAACAATGAAGGTCCGATTCCTTCACCTGAAGCTAATGACTAAAGGCTGGTCAGACAAATCGGAATGGATAACAAATTGCCCAATTTGTTATTGTGCAGTCTCTTACCAACTAAGAGATTACCATATACAGTACCACGAGATAAAGGATAAAAAAATGTCATTGTATGATCTTAGTTTTACAGATATAGATAACAATATCGTAAAAATGGAAAGCTTTAAAGGTAAGGTGCTACTTATAGTTAACACTGCAAGTAAGTGTGGCTTTACAAAACAATACGAAGACCTTCAGAGTCTACATGAAAAGTACAAAGATGAAGGACTGGTTATCATCGGTTTCCCGTGTAATCAATTTAATAGCCAAGAGCCAGGAACTAACGAAGAGATTAAAGATTTTTGTACTACAAACTACAATGTAACCTTTTTGATGTCAGAGAAAGTGGATGTTAGAGGAGAAAATGCTCATCCAATCTATAAGCTTTTGACAGAAGCAGCTGATAGAGAGGTTCCGTGGAACTTTGATAAATTTGTAGTTGGCAGGCTTGGAAGGATAACGGGCTTATCACCAGATGAAACATCTGATACTTTTGAGCCATTTATTAAGTCTTTGCTTGGTGTTGCCGTCTAATGTCACAGCCCAATGTTTTAGAAAACTTTATTTCGCCTCAAACAGCTAAGTATTTAAACGCATACTTAAAGTCTAGATCAGAGATGAATCCAAGAGGACTATTAAACGTTTACCTAAAGCCAATAAGGCTTAACGAAGAGGGCACCGAAGAAAGCTATGTTGTTCAAGATTTAATTAATAGAATAGAAAATTCTATATCAAATCAATTTGGATTTAAAAACAATCAAATAGAGTTAGATAGAATGAACTATCAGATCCTTCAAAAGGGAGAAAGTCTTGGTTGGCATACTGACGCATATGGCGGAGTTGAAGGATACACCAACACCTACTACTCAGCTTTGCTTTACCTGACAGATGATTATGAAGGCGGTGAAATAGTATTTTATAACGATAACTCTGGCTCCAAAAAGGACAGTGTTTCTTATAAACCGACAGCAGGAACATTAATCTATTTTAAAGGTGACGAAAACCACCCACACTCAGTAAATGAAGTCCTTGATGGTGAAAGAAGCAACATAATCCTATTCTATAATCACATTGATGAGGCGCAATAATGGAGTTTGATCCTATTGAAACTTTAGGCACACAAGGAATTCTTATTAGAAACTGTTTAGATGACGTTGAGCCATTCTTATTGTCAACTCAAAGTATGGAGTGGGATGAAGATTTTCGTGCAAATGGAGAAAAGCTTGGTTACGGGGTTAGCATCTTTGAAGAGGACTATGGGTACGATATTATTAATTCGGCAATGCTTAAAGCAGTAGATATATTTTTAGAAAAAACTAACAGATTGACAGATGATTACAAAAGAATATATAATCATTATAGAATTTTTAAATGGGAGACCCCAATGGGGCCAATGGGTCCACACACTGACGGCTGGGAAGTAAATGGCGAAAAAATAACCCCAGACATTTCTCTTGTCATGTATCTTACTGGTGATTTTGAGGGTGGCAATTTAACTTTTGTAGATTTAAATAAAAAGATTAAACCAGAAGCAGGTGACATAGTAGTATTTGATTCTAATACATTACATGCAGTAGAATCAGTATTAAGTGGTAGAAGAATAACTACACAATTATTCTTACGTCATAAGTAATATAGGTCCCAATTAGTGAAATCGGCGGCGGTAGAGACTTTTTAGTCAACTACGTTGACGCATTCTATGATATAATAAGAGTATGGATAACATTGAATTGAATGACGAAGAAATATCAAAGGGCTATGAATCAGACAACCCAGATGAAGACAAATGGGACAATATGGAAAAAGCTTGTTGGAGCGGCTACAAGCAGGTAGGAATGAAGGATAAGAACGGCAAGAGAGTTCCTAACTGCGTACCTATTAAGAAGTCCCTATTTGGCACAGAAGGCCCACAAACACTAATACCAAGAAATAAGTAATATGGGTATCCTAGATAACCTAGAAGCATATCTCGAATTAGGAGATATCAAAGACTTAGATCTAGCTGAGGACATAGACAAGGAAGAGCTGTAATGTGGTCCTATGTACTAGCAGCTATTGGCGTAACAGGAATATACTTTGTAGGGCGTAAGTCCATATGGGCCTGGTTCCTATTATTATTTAATGAGTGTCTATGGATCATTTATGCTATAACAACTAAGCAATACGGATTCATATTTGCAGCGGTGGCATACGGAATAGTCTATATTAGATCATACATACACTGGTCTAAAGAACCTGTAAACAAACTACACATCTAATGGCATACTCTAGATTCTTCGACTCAGACATATACATATATGCTCACGTTGAAGGATATATAGAGTGTTGTGCCTGTTGGCTAAATGAAAACTTAGATGAATATTCATTATTTGGATTATCTGAGAAAATAACTAACGATGATCAGCTAATCGAACATATCAGACAACATAGACAATTAGGATATAATATACCAGAAGGTTTAGAAGAAGAGATATTGTCAGACCCAGAGAGATATGATACACTAAATGAATGAGTGATCCTATGGGGCTTGATGAAAATTTGTAGTTCATGCAAGGTTGCTGAATCAATAAATGGTAGCTATTGCAAGCCATGTAGGTCTATTTATAATGCTGCCTACCATAGAGCAAATCCAGAAAAAAGTAGACAAACCAGCAAAAAATATGATAAAGAAAATAGAGATAAAAAAAGAGTTCATGAG